GAGTTCACACCACCACAGGCCGCGTGTCCAGCGCGGCGCATCCACGCGGATCAGCGCGCCATGCAGCAAACGGTATCCGTCGCGGTGCAGTTCGCCAATCGTGCGCAGCGCCTGCCAGAACGCCAGCATCCCATCGGGGTTCGCTTCCAGTTCGGCAGTGTCTGTGCCTTCCGGCGTCACGGTCTGCTGCGAGTCTTCCGGCAAAGGCTGCTCGACGCTGGTTTCACCTGTAGGTGAAAACTCCGGTTCAACGCGGCGGCGGTCTGTGCCTTCCTTGTGTGTCGTGCGTGTTGTCATAGATTTAATCCTTACGCTGATGTTTAAACGGTGGTCATCGTTATGGTGTTACCTTCATTTACAATAGTACTATACAATGTATAGTATTGTCAACAAGCAAAATTGACACCCCGCGCCAATTGTGGATAATAAAAGATGCATGGGTGTAACCATGCATCTGATGTTTGATTGGTCATCGAACAGCCAACAGCGCTCCGAAAGGGGCGTTTTTGGTTACAGCAGCGGCATCTGCTCCGGCACATCCTCAGCGACAATAATCATGGTCTCAAATTCAAAGTCGGCTTTGGCCTGTTTCCATGACTTCGTGCGCAGGCGTCCGGTGAAGCGCTGCCACGCCCGTAAATAGGCGGTTCTGCTGGTGACGGTAATGGTTTTTTCTGCCAGTCTGATGTCCTCATGCGCCAGTATCTGCCAGACGTGAAAGCCGATACTGTCCGCCGGAATGAACACGGCATACGGTTCCTGTTTAACCGCCAGCGGGTAGCCGTAATCGTGCAGCCGCAGCGCATCGTCCCCTGTCACCACATGATACTGAGTATCAAAACGATAGAGCGTGATGGTCATAACAGCGCCAGGTCAATATCACGGACAGCGGCATTGGCAAAACGGGTGAGCGTCTTCTCGAAATACAGTGTTACCGTCCCCTCGCCACCGTCGCGCTGCTTGGCGACGATCAGTTCAGCAGTATTCGGAAACTCCGATGCGGGGTTATAGACCACATCACGATACAGAAACATCACCACATCGGCCTCAGCTTCCAGATCACCCGACTCTTTTAAGTCGCTCAACACAGGGCGTTTATCCTTGCGGTCATCGACGCCGCGCGATAACTGATGCGTCGCCAGTATCGGCACGTTCAATTCACGTTTGCCCGTCATGTCTTTCAGTTTGGAAGCGATGTGTGAGACCTCAAGGCGGCGCTCCCCGATGCGTTTGCCCGGTGACATCTTATAAATGCCATCGACGATCAGCAGGTCTAAATCGCCATGTTTACGGGCAATGCGGTTGGCTTTCACTTCCACCTGACGCGGGGACAGCGCTTTGGAGTCGTCGATAAAAAGTGGTAGCTTGCCACCTTCGCCAATGGACTCAACAAACCGTTCCCACAACGTTGTATCCAGATCGCCGTGCGTAATGGTGCGGGACGGGATGCCGGAAATCATCGAATAGAGGCGGCTCATGATTTCCTCGACTTCCATCTCCATCGACAGAAATAGCACTCTTTTACCCATGCGTGCGACATGCAGCGCAATCGCCAGAAACAGCGCGGTTTTACCCATGCGCGGGCGTCCACCGAGGATATAAAACTTACGCTGAAGCCCGTCCAGCAGCGTATCCACTTCGGTAAAGCCTGTCGGGATGCCCTTCAGCCCGTGAATGGGATTGTTCACCTGCTGTTCTATCTGGTTGTAAAAGGCGATAGAGGCTTCACGCATGGTGACGGTATCGTTGGGCAGCGCGTGTTCGGTAACGGTGAATAAACGTTCCTCAGCCTTGCTCACGATCTGCTCTACGGGCATGGTTTCGTTGAGCGCCAGCCCGCGTATTTCATCCGACGCGCTCAGCAGCTTACGGCGAATGGACGCGCGTTCCACCAGGCGGGCATAGGTTTCGGCGTATACTGAACTCGGTGTATTGCGAAACAGGCTGATGAGATAGGTATCGCCACCGATAGCCTCAAGCTGTTTAAAGGCTTTCAGTTCTTCGACCACTGTCAGGTAATCAATCGCTTTTTTCTGTTCCAGCAGTCGCAGCATAGCCTGCCAGATGTAGCGGTGACGGATCAGGAAAAAATCCTCCGGCTTGAGGATCGCGGCGATATCGGGCATCACAACAGGATTGACCAGCACCGCGCCGATTACGGCTTCCTCGGCTTCCTGGCTGAACGGCACATTTAATGCCGGGGCGGGAGTAGGTTGTTGAGTCATGAGAATAAGGTCGCTTTCTTTTCGGCCATCTTACGGGCAAGTTCGGCGCGTTCATCGGCGCTGATTTCACGAGTTGCAGGCGCGGGCTGCTGGGACGGGCGTGCTGGCGCTGGCGCTGTAAATTCTTCCCATGCGGAAATAAAGGCTGCGGGATCTTTGGGCGGGTCGGCGTTGGGTTTATTCACCTTCCACTGCGCATATACAGCCCGTACCCGCTGGGCAATCATGGCGTCTTCGTTCACTTCGTTGTAGGTCTTGCCCAGATGTTCGGCAAGGCAGGTAATCACCTTACCCACACGTCCCGCGTTACCGTTGAGCACTTCAGGGCTGAAGCCGGGGCGCATGTGCCAGCCGCACTCGGCAATCGCGTCAAAGGTCGGGCTGCGTTTCGCGGGCGGTTTGGTCAGCTTGTAGGTCGCATACTTCGCATCAGCATTGAGTACACTGCCCTTCACAGGGACGATGCCATGTTTCGCCCATGCTTCCAGCAGTGGGGCGTAGTCCTTTGGCGTGTAGGTCTTGGCGTACACCTCCTGTTTTGCTTCATTCACCGGATAATACTTGCTGGCGGTGAACCGTCCCTTGGCCGCTGGGACTGCGGTTGTATTCTTTTCGTTTGCAGCGCTGGGATCTGTCCCTGTTTCTCCTGAAGGCGAAACGGTTTCGATTTGACGAAAGTCATCCTGTGAGATTGCCGCAGGCAAAGAATCTCTATTCTTTGTAGTTATCTCTGTAGTACTCTCTGTTATGGATTTGACGATTTTCGTTAAGTCCATTTGACGATTTTCGTCAAATCCAATTTGCGGATTCTGTAAAATCGACTGCACACGATTTTTAAATTCTGGCCAGTTAATGCGCAGGTGAGTCGTCGGGACATCATTAAATTTCCATGTCCTGACAATGATTAACCCACGCTTGGCAAGGCGTTTAATACAATCGCGGGAATAGCGCTCAGTAATGCGGCATTCATCCCACCAGTCCTTTGCACGTTTCGCCAGCCATAATTCCCCATCGCGCTGGATCGTCATGCGCGGTTTACCCGTTTCGAGATTAAACCCATGCCAGAACATAATCTGACTGAACATAATGCCATCAATCAAATCACCATCGTTAATGTCTACATAGATGCGCTTCACGGCGATAACATCCCGCTGCGCATTTTCGCTGGCTAACCAGCCTTTGACCCACTCATCCATAGCTCATCTGTTCTTTGGTTATAACGAATGTTTGACAAACCCACACGCCTCCGCTAGACTAAAGGCGTGTGGTGAGACTGTGACGCTGCGCGTTCGCACCGCTGAGCGTCCCGATGTTATAGCTACCTACCAGATGCCCCGGAAACGGGGCGTTTTTATTTCCACCCCACTCAATTGAGCTGCGTTATTTTTAACGCATCTCCGACAAAATTACAACCGTCATCTGGCAGGTAGGATGTTAAAGATCAAAACGGAATCTGATCGTCCGGTATCTCCACAGTCCCCGCCGCAACGGGCGCAGCTTCGGCGGGCGTCTGCTGCCCCTTGTCGCTGATGTAATACGACTTGTCGCCTTCACCCTTCACTGCCCACTTCAGACGCACAGGGGCCACCGCCTTCGGCTTGTTATCCGTGACCCAGGACTCGATGTGGTTGGCGCTGTAGTAGGCTTCCCCCACCGACTTTTTAAACTCAGTCGAGCGCCCATAGACGCGGATCATGCCGACAGCAGTTTTGAAGTCGATGTACTGCCCGTTGTAGAAGGCAACCGTTGAACACACGTCCCACTGCTCCTGTGTCGCGCGCTGGACGATGGCGTGTGTAGCGTCTATCGGGGACTTGTACGCGCTGTAGAATGTGACTTCCATCTCGCGCTCGACCTGCTCCACCGACTTGCCGAAGTTGTCCATGATCCAGTTGGCGAAGATCGCCTTTTCGTCTTCGGTCCAGCCCTTCGCTGGCGGCTGCGCATCCACTTCCCACGATTTCAGGATGTGCGCTACAGCTTCTTTCCCGCTGTTAAACTTGGCGTTCCATGCCTTTTCGTTGTTCCACTTATCGACCGACGCATAACGCAGGATTTCGCTGTGGCTAATCCCCTCAATGCGCTTGGCTACCGCTTCATAGAGCTGATCCAGCGTCGTGGGGTTTGCCCACTGCGTCGAGCCGTTCATATTGCTGGCGTCAGTCACAATGCGGCGGTTCGTGCCGTTGCCCAGCGTTTCCTTCGCTTCCTGCGTCGTGATGACGGGATGCGGCGGTTCTTCCGGCGGTGTAGGCAGCGTGACAACCTTCTCAGGTGTAGGCTGCTGCTTCATGACCTGGATTTCACCTTCGATGAGCTCCCCAACAGGCGCACCGTTTTCGTCCAGTTCGGTGTTGGGGGCCAGTTCTTCAACCGTGTACAACCCGCCGATGATGTCACTGCACAGAGCTTTGGCGGCAATACTGACCGCGCGCCATGTCCACATCTGCGCCGGATATTTGTCACGGTTGCTGTTCAGTTTGGCGCGGGCGTCATCGTCCCGGCCCCAGATCGCCGTGTATTCATCGCCGCTGTCAAGGCGTTTCATGCTGACCACTGCCTTGCCATTTTTCAGCGTTTCAGCGTTGTCACTAATCGATACCCGCACCTTACCAGAGCGGCGAATGAGCGCCAGCATCGCCTCACCGGAGCAGGTCGGCACGCCACCGGAAACGCTGTAAATCGTGCGCAGGGATGTCATGGGGGGAATGCCAAGCTCAAGCCCGTACATCGCGATAAAGAAGGCATCCTGTGCCGTTTTCGCCTTGCTCATGCCGGACTTTGACGCCAGTTCTGCCAGCTTCCAAACCGCCTGAATGGTGTCGAGGTTGGGAACGTTCGCGGATAGATTGCTGGATTGCGCGGGGATAATTGCACTTGTGACCATAGAATTTACTACCTTCACATTTCCGTAATTCGGGATGGGCGATTTCGTGTTAAAATTCAGGCAGGCACGAAACAGGTTAGTTTTGTGTCTGCTGCAAGGAAAAGTTCCGAGCGCTGGCAGGCGCCTTCAACACTCACCAGCGCTCGGAATGAACCATCGTCCAGACGCGTAAGCGCCCGGACTCGTTTGTCGCCTGCAAAGGTCGGGCTGTGGAAACTGGCATACGCCCGACTGTCGCAGACCTCGGCGATGTCTCTGACGACTTCACGCATATCAGCGACTACTAAAAACCACTGCCAGCCTAACATCGCCAACCGCTTCACAATATCCTCAGGTGGTGCTGCATACGTGGACATTTTTTACTCCTTAAGTGTATCATAATCTTCAGAACACATGTGTTACGTGGGTTAAGTGTATCTCAATTTTTGTCGTTGGGGTGTATCCTTTCGCTCGGATATTTTCATCGCAGTGCGTTTACTGGGATACTATATTTGTAAATAAATCTAATTTTGTAATTGCGGAATTGTCAATCAAACAATTTGACAACAATTCAGAACACATGTACAATATAGGGGAAAATATGTCTAGGAAAACAACGGAGGGGTATGTGAACGTTCAGGTGAAACGCGAGGTTCACGCGATGCTCGAATTGCTCAAAGAACGAATGAACGCCAATAGCTTTTCCGAAACGCTGGAGGAATATATTCGTGCGCACAACCCTGAAATTCCAGAAGCCGTGAATGCCATTGAAGAAGCAAAGCGACGGGCACTGGGACACGGGAGACGATCCGAATCGCAGTAAGTTGGCGTGCTGAGTAGACAGCGGTATAGTGTTCTCACCGTTATCAGAAAGGTGGAGAACAATGGGAAGCTCAAAAGACATCAACTGCCAGCAAAAGAACACACAGAAGACGATGAAAGCGCTAC